GCGCTCTCACTTGCGGTTTTCGTGTAGTAATTAAGCTGCAAATCTGCGCCAACACTATTGCCGTTTGGATCCTCTATGGCAGACCTTAAAGCAGTGTCGGCACTGGCGATCGCTTCGTTAACGTCTGCGCTAGTAAAGTAGTTGTTAACTAAGTCTGATTTTACATCGCCAAGATCACTGTCTAGCTTTATAAAGTTTTGAGCTTGAGATTGCGCACTTGTAGAGAATGTAGTTTGTAACTGCTCAATGCTAGCGTTGCTTTGCCCTATAGCAGAGTTTAAGGCGAAAATTGATTCAGATAACGCCTGCTGCTCGTCAGCGAAAACATTTTGTTGGTTTATTATTTCAGCCTCTACAACAACCCTTCTTTCATAGAGTAAGTCATTATCTAGCGCCCCCTCAATAAGCGCCTGCGCTGTTGGCTCAAACTCTGCTCTTAATAACTGCGTTGATTGCGCACTTGATTCGTCCGCGTCAGCCTTGGTTTCATATTCATTGAATAGCGTTGCGCCTAGACTGTTCCCGTTAGGATCTTCAATCGCGCTTTGCAGTGCGGTTGTCGCTTCGCTTATTGCGCTGCTGGTGTCAGTCGTGGTTGAAAAGTTAGCGTATATGTCAGCGGCCAGGCTTGAGCCGTTGGGATCTTCAATCGCACTTTGGAGTTGCTCTGTCGCTTGCGAAATTGCCAGGCCCGTTTGCGTGCTTGTTAGATAGTTTTGATAAAGGTCTGCGCCAATGCTCGCACCTTCAGGATCTTCTATATCGCTTTTCAATATAGTTATAGCCTGGCTTGTTGCTTCGTCCGCCTCGACTTTCGTGTAATAGTTTAGCGATAGGCCGGAACTTAAATTATCTATATCAGTTTGTAGCTGCGTACTTACTTGCGCTATCGCGTTGTCGGTTTCCGCTTGCGTGTAATACGTGCTATTTAGTACCGCGTTAAACCCATCCTCGACTTGAGATTTTAAAACGGTTGTTGCTTCGCTTATCGCTGTTTCAGTATCAACCTGTGTAAGATAATTTACCTCTAGGTAAGAAAAATTATCCTCTATTTTTGTGTCTAGCTGAAAAATGCTTTGTGCGCTGGATGAAATTTCACTCGATAACGCATCGGTCAATTGGGTGATACGTGCGCTACTTTCATTAAATTGAGTTTCTATATTCTCAATTGAAAGGGCTTGAGCCTGGGCCTCGTTCGTTATTGCTTCTTGCGTTCTAAGAATGTTCGCCGTTATTTCAAGCTGTCGATCGTTCGCCTCGTCATAAGCCAGGGCATTATCTATAATCGCTTCTGATATTGGATCAAACCGACTGTCTAACTCAAATATCGCGCGTGATACGGCTTCTTCGGTGTCAACTTTTGTTGAGTAGTCATTGAATAAAGTAGCCCCCAAGCTTACGCCTTCGGGGTTCTCTATTTGAGACTTTAAAAACTGTGAAGAAATGGCAATAGCCTGGTCCGTTGCGGCGCTGGTGTAATAGTTGTTAGTTAGGTTGCTGTTTACCGTATTTATTGCACCATCTATTTCTTGCGTTACCTCTGCGCCTAGTTGTGTCGTTGCCTCACTAATTGCGTTATCGGCTTCGGTTCGCGTGTAGTGATCTGTTTTTAGTGTTGCGCCAATACTGTTGCCATTGGGGTTTTCAATTTCACTTTTAAGCTGCTGCCCGTATGCTGCGATAGCGGTGTCAGTATCAACGCTGCTGTAGTAGTCATTGTTAATTAAAGCGCCCAGGCTGTTACCCGTTGGGCTCTCTATCTCCGACTTTACTTGCTCTGCTGAAAGGCTTATTGCGCTATCCGCCTCTACTACTGTGTAGTATTGGGAGTCAAGCAATGCGCCTATACTGTCGCCGTTTACATCCTCTATCTGTGACTTTATTTGTTGCGATGCCGCTGCGATTGCCTGATCTGTTGTTGCTTTCGTGTAGTACGTACTTTCAATGTCGCCAGATAAAGCAAGCCCTGTTGCCTCTATTTCAACACGTATCGTTTCTGCTGCGGCTGCGATCACCTCGTTTGCTTCTGCTTTGGTGAAAACCTCAGACTCTATTCGAGCGGTAACATCACCAAGCGAGCTTTCAAATTCAATAAGCTTTGTCGTGTTGTTTTGCCAATTAATATCGCTAGTTAGTGCGCTCTCTATTAGCTGCCTTGCTAGCGAGTCACTACCTACCTCTACTGATTCAACTCTTTGCTTGGCATTGTCTGCTATTTGCCTTGCTGACTCTGTATCGTTCGATAAATCGGTTAGCTCTTGCTGTATCTCCGGCAGTTCATCACTTAAGCCTTGAATTGCATCTTGAACAATCGGTATATCTTCAAGTGATTGATTAACGCCCGCTCGTAAAGACTGAATATCAACGGAAAAGTCATCTATGTTCACTTTAAGTGCGGGTATTTCGGTTTCTATAATGTCACTAAGCAGAAAGTCAAACGCAGGGATCTTACCTATTTCAGACGTTAAAAAATCCCCTAGATGCGAGTTCTCAATTTTACCGCCTATTTCAGATAATATTGCTGCGGCAGACTCCACCGTTTTTGCAAAGACACCATTTGCGCCTTGCGTTGGCCCTCTTACATCAGCCACATTCACAAAGCGGACCCAATAGTAAAACTCAGCCCCCATGCTAACCGAGTCGCTAAATATATCCGCAACTTCGGTCGCTATAAGTGTTGCCTCACTAAATGAGTTGGTTTCACTTCGCCATACCTCTGCGTAAGCATGGCCTCTGTATGTTGGGCTATCCCATCTAACCGCAATAAACGTGAACCCGCCGGTTGCGGTAAGGTTTATTGGTGCATGTGGATTTTCAACGCCCCCGGTTGTAATGGGTAGCCCGCCATCATTGGTGCCGCCACCTTTGGCGCTATTGATTAGCGCGTTGCGTTTCATATCATCCAGGTTGACTAAATCGCTAACAAGTAAGGCGCGATTGTTACCGCTACCTCGCTGACCCGTTAAAATTTCAATGCTTTCAGTAACCGCGCTTTTCTCAGCGGTTTGCTTACCTTGCCTTGCGATACCAGGAAAAACACCCTTTTTTAACTTAGCCATTAAGCGGCGACCTCGCGCATTGTTGTAGCAATAGAAACACTGTGAATTGTTGCTTGGCCGTAAACTTCAAAAGACCATGAGTCACCGCGCGTGTTTGGCAATCTAAATGCCGATAGCGGCACTTCACCAGGAGCAAGGTGTAAAACTTCCGCTTCATCTGCGAATATACGCAACCCTGCTAGGTTTAAGTTAACACCTTTAACCATCGCGCAAGCAAAGCTTAAATCGTTTGCTGAAAAGTCTTTAGAACGCCATTCATACGCCATGTAAGAAGGACTAGACTCCCACTTGCTCAAGTTGGCCCCTTGGCATATATAAAGCGCGTCATCAACTAAGCTGTTAAATCCGCAATTTGCTGTTGCGGTAAAGTGCCTAAAGTCGCCACTGCTAGGATCAAAGATAAACGCTTTGTCTAATTCAGGACCATAAAAAGCTAAGTACCGACCTTCCTGGTGGTAAGCCTCTATTGTTTCAGGCTGGTACTGCTGCCATTGCTCGCGCGTGATCACCTGTCTTGTTAGTGACGTTAAACCGCCACTGGTTAAACCTACTAGACCATCCGGGCTTGCGTATATAAGCGAGCCATTTACTATCACTGCAGATCGCGCGCTTGTGCACGCCTGGTTAGACTCAAGCTTTTGCCCTGCCATTGAATCGGGATTTATGCCGCTAAATAAATACGGGTAACCCTCTGTTAGTACCGCAAGCGTATTACCCAAAGCCGCAATCGTTACAATGTCATGCTCTGTTGTCTGCTGGTAGCCAGTAGGCCAGGCATAAGGTAAGTAAGACTCGCTAAAGCATACAGTGCTATCAAAAAAGCCGGCCAAAATACCGTTTGCCATGGACGTTAACCCAATCATATTTTCATTTGGCATTTCATAATCGTAGGTATCTAACGATGAACCAAGCTCGTCCGTGGGTATATCATCTACAAATTGATTTTGTGAAATAGGAATTTCAGCAACAAATAAATAATCAGCAATACCGCCGCCGGTGGCTGTTCTGTAAATTCTGCGGTGCGTTATGTTTGATGCGTTTACGTTTGGCGGTGATAAAGCAAGCGATACATACGTACCTTCTTCGTCAGGGTATCTAATATCTATCCGCGCAGACGCTTCGCCCGGTGGCCCTTCTTCGCCTTGCTCAGTAACAAACGTGTGAGTGTAGTACCTGGTTTCATCATCGTTAGGGTCCACTTCATCATTTGCATCTTCTGATACAACGGCAATGATAGCTGTCTCTGGTGATTGAATACCTAAACGGTAGGCGCTTGCAGGCATATTTGAACCGCTAAAAATAACGTTGTTCGTTACTTTAGGGTAACCATCGCCGGTAAAGTAAACTCGCTGCCAAGGATCGTTAGCAATCGGGCTCGCAACGGCGTTAACTGGTTTATCCCATGCAAACCAGTATTCATTTAGATACTGGTAAATTGTTTTTGCATTTGGAATAACAGCTATGCCGGTAAGTGATGGGCGCTTTAAAGGTGAAAGGTTGCCATTGTCAAAATGACAACCATACGCTTTTGATGATGATTCGTTTGGAAGTAAACGCGGATCGACTTTAGGCCGTTCACCGGCAAAAGTTTTAACGGATATTGCAGGCATAGAGATTCGCTTATTTTAATTTTAATCGGGAGGGGTTAAAGACTAATTACTTTGCGTTCCCATTTGTGGGCACGCTTGCAGTGGTTATCGCCATCGAAAGGCTTTGCTAGCATATCAATGACTCGCATTTGGTAGTAATAGCGTTTGTCGTGCGACAACCTAAAGCTACGCGCTGAGATTGATTCGAGCTTTGTGCCATGACAAATACTGCAAATAGCTATATCAATACTGTACAGGCTGTTGAAAGCCCACACACTACCAAACAAGGCGAATACCGATAAAATAATGAACGGCCCAATAAACAAAAGGCCACATAAAATGTAGCCTATTAACGTTCTTAGTGTTTTTAATAGTGTGATCATGACTCCGCCTTACTTTCAAATAAAGACTTGCGAGCAAGAATGAAGTTAAAGCCAAATTGTTTAAATTCATCTTCATCTAGCAGCTTAACTATTTGCGTGCCTTTGGGGGTATCTGCGTTTAAGTTAATAGGGAAGAACTGATCTTTAACACCAAAATCAATAGCCAGATCAAGCGCCGACTTCAAGGCAGACAAACCATTTTGATTTGCCTCTGTTAACGATACGTTTATACCCTTAAATCCAATGCCAATCGCTTTGTTTATCTTGCTTTGGTATGGCGCTAAAAGATCACTTACGCTCACCTCTTGCAAGTCGCCTGGCTCTGCAGGCATTTCCATTTTAGTCGGCTCTACGAGCTCGCCTTCATCATTTTCTATGGGCTCGGGAAGGTTAGCGTTGTATTGCTCTACTTCGTATTTTTCAACTAGGTAGTTTTGGTAGCTCTGCGCCCAATCCCACTGCTTACCCAGGCAAACTAACTCAGCAAACTTATTGATCACCTCTACGGGTTTATTGAGCGCAATTAAGCGCTCAATATCCTGTGTGGTTTTAGTGTCAGGGCGTGGGAGTAATTGCGGCAAACCTTGCTCGTTTAAAACCGGTGCCTGGTCATCGTCCAGGACGATAAAGTTTAAAAAGTTATTTTTCATTTTTAATCCATCCTAAAGGTTCAACAATACGGGCGGTGCCATATAAAACAGTATTGCCATTGTCATCTATTCGAGTTGATTGATTGTCAGCAATATGAATTTTGCCATCATCACCCCAATCAGTATCATACTTAAGCTCTGTGTAGGCGTAATTAATAAAGCCTTGTTGGTTTTTCTCTACACTATAATTTAGCGCTTTGAAAGCAGGGCTATTGAATTGCGTTTCACTAAGCATGAGTGGTGGGTGTGTTGTCTCTCCAACTGAAATGTTGGCCCCATAAAGCTCTCCTGTAAGTGGCCTTAATGAGTTACTAAGTAGGTTTTGGGATTGCTCACCTATCCTAGAAATTGCAGGCGATTCTATTGGAACCTTTCCAGTTAAAGAATAGTTAAGTGCTGAGGCGGAATTACCAATGTAATTCATACTTGAAAAGACTAAACCTAACCCCTTCTCTCCACCGTAAACCTTACTGTTGCCACTGTCTTTAGTAAGTTTGGTTCTGGATCTAAACTGGTAAACAATAATGCTTCCAGTGTTAAAAATGGCGGGGTGTGCAACTGAGTTGCTTGTCTCTATAAGATTGAAGGCTGATGGTGTTGAGAGCCAGCTAGCACCAAGGTCAGAACTGTAGTAACAAACATCATCGGAAGCGCTTATTACTTTCCTAGTGATTGGGAATCTATCCCCTGTACCATCTGGTATTTTTGGGTTCCAACTCCCCACCCAGCCATCTTTCAAATCATCGCATTGCAGGATATTTGCAGGATCACCAATGACTTCAGTGTGGGTGTATTCGTATGCTATTGATGGAGTTTTATAAAGTGAATCATCACCCTTTGTTTGGAGTATCAGCACTTTATTCGGTGATAAGCCATGAAACAACCCATCAAATTCATACTGTGTCTTTGATAGTCTAAAGTACCAACCTAAGCTTGATACTTCTGAATATCCTGATTTTGCCACATATAATGTTTCACCAGTACCTTGATTGATTAAAAACATATCTGACAAGTTTTTATTTTTTGTTGCTCCTGATCCAAGCAATTCATCATCCCACCACTCTGGTTTTTCATCTCCAAATGAAAGGTATGTCGTTTGTGTGCTTTCACCAGCCACTACAGGGATTGAAAAAGGAAGCGCCTCACGCCCCCTAAAGCCGCCACTTTTAACCCTTAAATCCGCTTCTGCAAAATCATTAGGAGTTAGACCCCAAGCTGAATAACGAATATCACGACATACGCCACCTTGACCACTGGCGTAGATAGCATCATAAAAACGTCCATCGGGCCTACCTGATTTATTGGCTGATACGGACTTTAGAGATCCAGTATTGTCATAACTCCCCGCAACTGCGTTGGCGGCTCCATAAGGTTGATTATTAAAGCACTGTGATTTATCGGGTATTGGTAGGCTGTGACCTGTATGCCAATAACTCCCCACCACATTTCCATTGCCATCCGCTGATACTGTAGATGCAGCGCCCATCGGGTTATGGCTAGGATGATAAGCCCCCTGGTTAAGCCTATTTACTGTACCGCAAACAAGAAAATGTACTTTGTTATCTTGAGTTGAGAACACGCCTCTTCCCGAATTTGGGTTTCCATTATAGTCTAAATAAGTTAATGATTGAAAGCTTGAACTAAGACGGCTTGTATATGCCACATCATTATCTTCATCGCCAATAGGGTAGACAAGTTTTCTGTTGGAATAATATTCAAAATTTAAAGCGTTGCCTTGCCCAGGTGAGCCGTTAGACTCTAAAGAGGTCCAATCGCCATTGCCAGCCCCAGCAAAACTACGACCACGAACACACCATTGATAAAACTTTCCTGTTTCGTCATCAAAGTAAATGTTGTTTTCAGGATTGCTTGCAATGGCGGTGCGCTGTGCTTCAGTAGCAGTTTGCCAGTTAACACCTTTACCTGTACTTGTGGTATCGCCTTCATACCATGCAAAGTATGTATCAGGGCGAACATTGTCTGTAACTGTTGTTACACCATCAATATTCGCTGATTGACTTTGAATTAATCCGTTTTTATAAACAAATGGATCACCATCATGTATCTCACGTAAGAACGCTTCAAAGCCCCACATATCAACACGTTCAGTTACTACCTTATTTGTGTCGGTTTCACTAGCAAACGCAATAGCTGGTGTTGAGTGTGTTACGCTATTGCCTGTTTCACTGTCATAAGTGCGTGTACCATCTTCAGCGGGTGGGAATTTTATTACGCTAGTATCTCCACTAAGGATATTATTACTAATCTTTAGAAGTTTAAAATTAACACCTGCTATATTTATCTCAGGAAAATTTGTTTTTGAATCACCTTTCAACTGGCCTTCAACACCCCAACCCATCATCATTTTATCTGTATAGGCAGTGTTATCCGCTTTACACCAAAGACCTTCATTTACATAATATGTTGTCTGGGGTGAAAATGATTTACCAAAATGCACAAACCCACTGGCCGCAAACTTTTCATTGTTAGCTGCGCGATTAGCTTCAAACTCAACTTTACGCATTGCGTATGGATATGGATGTATAGCATCAAGTTCAGCTAGCTTGCTATCATGATCACGCACCATTTGAGAAGGTGTTTTAAGTGATTGCTTTAAACCATGGCTGTCGGTTAATTCTTCTGTCGCATTGTCAGAGTTTAACCAGGTGCGTAATTCATCTAAGAACAACTGCTTTTGATTAAACTGAACGGAAACTTGGCCGGCAATGCGCGTAAGTATTGTGCCGGAAGTGTTACGTAAAATTGCGTATGATTTATCTTGGCCTGTGCTGCCCTCAAAGCCACGATCAAGGGTAATGCTTGTATCGCTATTAACGGCAGTGACTTCGTACCAGGTCTTTGCATCTAGCGTGAAAATATCACCAATAGCGATAGCAATTACATCGTTTTGCCAATTTGTATCAACGCCAACGATTGATTGGCTACCACCAACTACGTTTACTGTACCTACGCGATACCACGCGCCTGCGCTTGCTGTCATTTCCTTACCCCTTCTCTTGGCTCATCATTGCAACGTCTGCTTGGCTTTTTTCACCTAGCTGGCTTTTAAATGCGTTCATGTGCATTTGGCTTTTGTTTGGGTTTGCCGCGTATTCAGCATCTTTCATGTATGAGCGGTATAAAATCCATTCAATGATTGCGTTAACGTACACATCATCCAGGGCAATAACTTCACCTGAATCATTTTCGGCAACACCAATGGCCGGCGGCGCTTTAGAATAAACAAGCGTGAGCTCAACACCAGCAACAACGCCAGGGTAAACGTAGAACGTTTTAGGGTTGCGCTCGTCATAGATATAAAGCTCTACTTTTTGAGCCGTGTTACCCGCGTACCATTCATCGTAATTATCATCTAACACTTGGCGGTTGTATGGTCCACGAATAGCTTTACCCATTGCGTTACGCGGTATATCAATAAGCTTTAACGCATCGGCTGGTAATGCTTGCTTAACACCTTTAACACACGCAAAGTCGTCAATATCAACGGTGTAAGAATCCGGGCGGCGCAATACAATCGCACGCTGAGCATCATTTAAGTAGTTTAATAGCTCGTCTTTGGGCCAGCGAGTATAGCCGGGATCGTTAAGCAGCTTATTAACGCGCATTAGTATTTCGTTTGATGTGATAATAGCCATTAGATAAATACTCTTTTTTGTGAGGGTCTTTGCTCGTCCAGGGCTTTAATAGCAACTTGAAAAGCATCGCGGTAGCCATCGGTAAAGCGGCGTTTGTAATATTCAGACATACCCGGATCTGTCCAATCCGTATTAGGCATCATCAATAGGTTTGCAGCAGCACCATCGGCAAGCGCATCGGCCCATCTATTAACAATGTTATTGTCGGCTTCAAATTCAGTGGGCAGTAAAAATTGCGGGGCGATATGATAAAACACGCGCACTTTTGATGTTGTGTTTAATACCGTAACGGTGCCAGTGGATGACACTAGATAATCAGTTGAGCTTTTTAGCTCTGCGCCGTTCGCGTCTAATACAAAGTCAACGCTAACAAACGTATGATCATCATCAATGCTTAATTCTCCACTTTGCCCTTTCTCAATTTCTTGAGTGCGAGCTAAGAATCGAGACTCATAGCAAAACTTTTGATAGGCGCGACCTAGATGGTCTTTCGCCATTTGTTCAAGAACGCCCCCGCAGCGCTCACGAACTAACGGGATCAAACTAGATAATTGCGCCATAATTATTCTTCGCTATCTACTGGTTCGATCGGGTACTTTTCACGAAAAGCATCGCGCGTTCTAATTTTGTAATCAGGTAATGGCTTTTTGCTGCCTTCAACAACCAAGTCGTTTGCTACGATAAACGTATCAATTTGCGATGTGTTGTATTTACCTAAGTCGATTTCTTCGCCATCAAGAATAACGATCAGACTTGCGTCTAGCTGCGCTTTCTTTTCAGCTTCTTCGCGCTCTATACGCTCTTTTTCGGCTTGTTCTTCTAAAAAGCTTTGGCGCTCTAAATGCCCTTTAGCGTCTTTTTCGGCAACCCATACATTTGAAAAATCTAAAAAGCGTTGTGCAAGCTCAATAGGTACTGGCGTTGGCTCGCCTTGTTTAAAAAGGGTGCGCGTACTACATACGGTGTCTTTTTTAAAAGGCTTCTTGCCAATGTAAACGATATTAGTTGTATTGCTCATGGATATTCCCCAATAAAAAAGCCCCGCAATAGCAGGGCTTGATTTAAACGTGTATCGAAAAGGCTTAGTAGCCGGTGAAACGGTACTCTAGCTGTAATACCACTTCGCCAGTCGCTTGAGCGGTGCCCGTATTTTTAATAACTAAGTCGCTCGGACCTTCGTCACTAACATACACCGGCTTAATGAACGCGCCAGAATTACCCGCACTTGCAGTATCAAACTCTGTCAGGTCAGTTGCTACACCTTTGTGCGTGACCAGTTGAGCGGTAACTTTTGTGTTTGCGCCTAACGCTTCGTTAACGATGCGAACACCAGTGATTTCTGTACCAATAGGTAAGCTTTCTTCAGCAACAACCGTAGCGTTAACGTCTAAAGAAGCAAGCGCAATAGTTACCAGGTGCAAAGATAGGTTACCCGCAGCGCCTTTGTAAAATGTCTGTTTCATAATTTTATCCAATTACTAAAAGTTAAAGAAAAGCCGGATTGCTCCGGCTAAAGGGGCTTACTGTAGAGATACCGCAGTATCAAGGACCATTGTGCCGTAATCGTTTACGCGACCTGTCTTATCAGAGAAGCGTACTTTCTTACAACCATTCATCCATACAATAGCGGTTTCGTTCGCGTTGCCGTGGTCGGTTTTTTCCGTAGTCATATGGAAGTGAGTACCCGACTCGGCTTTACCATACGCATTCGCAAGCGCTTGACCACCAAGTAAGATAGCGCGGTCAATCGTTGTACCGGCTGTTACTTGCTTAGTTGTTGCTAGCTTGTCGTTGTTAGACACGGTAACCGTATCGCCTTGGTAGAAACGTACAGGCTTGCGGTATTGACGAACAAGAATGTTGCGCCACATGATCACATCACCTTTAAATACAGGGTGGTTAAAGCCTTGGCCGCGTTTAATTGCACGCGATTGTAGCTCTTGTAATTTTTTATCCGTTGCAGATGACCACAGATCACGCCATTGACGCGGTGTTACAAACAGTAAGAAGAACGGCGACTCGTTAGCCATTTGGTCGGCTTCAAAGCTAATGTGCTTCATAGGGTTTGCTTGTTCTTCTAGCGTAAGCGCTAAGTCGTCCAGCTTTTCAAGCGTCATAATATCCGCAGAATCAATTTGCTCAAAGCTTGTCGCATCACCACCAAACTGGTGGCGGTCATACGTTGGTGCCATTACTTCATTCACCATGATTTCTTTAAACTCGCGGTGATCTTCGGTAGGGATAATAATATCGCTTGGCGCAAATGAGCCACGCGCACCGGCAAGGTGGTACATTGCCACTTCATCTTTCAAGTCGTTGTAGTAGTTACCTAACAACGTTTTAGCAGTGCTAAGTAAGTTATGCTTAGTACGCTTTTGCGACATTTTACCGCCGCTATCAACCATCTTACGGCCTTGGTCAATGCTCAATTCAAATACTGTTTTGCTTAAGCTTTCGCCACGGCCTTCCAGTTTTTTATCGCCCATTGTTGGTAAACCGTTTAGGTTGTGGAATAAATCCATTTCAACCGTGTCACCAGCTTGGCTTTGTAAGTCATTGATCATAACGACCGGCGCACCCTTTTCAGTTTGTTTTTTACCGTGTGCCATATCAGCTTTAGCCGATTTAGGTGCGGCACCAGTAAGCATGTTTACGAACGTGTTTTGGCGGCGTGTATGTGTAAACAGGGCAGCGCCAAACGCTTTAGCCGCTTGTGCTTTAGTAATTGTACTCATTTTAATTTCCTAGAGAAAATCTGACGCACTTTCAAGCATTGCTTCTATTTGTGCTTCGCTCATACCTTCCATTTCAGCGGCGATTGTGGCCGCGTCTTTTTCAAGTAATCCTGCGCTTGCGCTTAAGTCGCTTGCTTGAGTGCCTATATCAGAGGGTGTATTGGGTATGGGTGCTGAGTCGGTATTTGTTGGTTTAGGCTTATGTTGCTCGCCAAACGCGCTTTGTACGCGCTTTTCAACTTCTTTAAACCGCTCGGCTACAGGTTTGTTTGCAAACGATGGGTCGTTTCTAAGCTTGTCGTCTATGACTTTTGCCATATCCCACTTGTCCGCATCGTTTTCCATCCAGTTTTTTAGATGTGTAGAAGAAGAAAAAGCAGTTTGTACTTCATCTTGTTCTGGTGCGGGTTGTTGTGCGGGCTGGTCACTTTTCCCGTACTTTTGAATTTGATTGGCAAGTTCACCAACTAATTCGCCTAGTTCCGGGTATTCATCCTTAATACGTTCCATTAGCTCAGGATCTTTAAGCATTTCACCTGGTAGTTTGCGCGGATCTATTCCAGCCTCTTTTAACTGGCTGCTATGTAGCTCGGCTACACGTTTAGATTCTGCAAACTGACTTTCAAGCTCTGCCTTTTCTTGGGCAATACGTTGTTTTTCGGCTTCGGCTACTGCTACGCGTTCACGCGCTTGTGCTAGCACTTCATACGGCAAACTGTGTTGACCGTTTTTACTGCTAACGTCCGTTGCTTCAACGTAATACTTGCCATCAATTTCGACATAGCCCTCTGGTGCTTCACCTTCTACGGTTGACGACTCCCCGTTTACGTCTGCTTTAGCTGGTGTTTCGCTTACTTCCGCTGCTGGCTCTACCGCTGGTGTTTCTTGCTTGGTTTCTACTACAGGCTCTTTTCCGCCATCTTCGCCACCAAATAGTGTTTCACCTTCAATATCAAGGCCCGCTAATGCCGCCTCGATTTCTTCGTCAGTGCCATTTGCTAATATCTCGTCTAGTTCGTCCACTTTATTACCCCATCGACCATTTAACGTATGGTTACGAAAATTAAAATTTAGGCTTATCGCTGCCCCTGCGAGTTTGTGCATCGCACAAAAAAGCCGCCTTGATTTCTCAAAGCGGCTTCGTTTCTGCGTAGTACGTTATGTATTACTGTCTATTGGTTTGCCCATATTCTGCTTGCTAGCGTTTCGGCGTAGGCTTCCATAAATCCAGCCTGCTTAACCATCCTTGCCTGTTCCAAATCATCAAGCGTTTTAAATATTTCATTACTATGAATGAAAGCGTTAAGTGCTTTTATCTTAACGGTTAGCTCTTTGTGCTCGTCTTTCATTCTCTTTACGTGGTTATTACTCATTACAATTACCCTTATCTGTATGGTTTGCGGAGTGTTACATTGAAACCTCCCCAACTAAGTGTTGTTACTCGTCGGCCATTTTTTAAATAAGGCGCAGGCCGTACCGCGTCATTTGATTTTTCTATCTTAGCCGGCTCAAACGCTGGCATTATGTATTTTAAAAACCAGTGCTTGAGTACGTTCATGCTTACCCCGCGTGAATGGCTTGCTTAACTACACTATGAAATAGCGCATCTTTGACTTGTTGTTTTTCTGGCAAGTGGTGGAACGGCTTTAGGAACTCATGCGTTTTGTTTTTGATTGAGCGCTTAGGGCCATACTTCCAGCCGGCAACAATCATTTTTGCAACCCAAGCGTCATGCCATGCTTTAGCGTCAGCATCAATGTTGATAATTAAAAACGCTACATGCTCAATAACACCGTCTTTTTCTGGCTGCTCTAGCTCATGCCAATGTTTTAATGGCTCTCGAATTACCGCAGTGTAAGCTTGGTTAACTTCGTGACACATTTTAGCAATGGCTTTAACTTGCTCCATGTGTTCGTCTGGTATGTGATCTATGCTCTCTATCTGCTTCATTGCTACACCTGTATTGCGTCTAGTTGTTGTTGAATGTTTGCTTGTACGTTTGACTTCATTGCGACTATTTCAGCATTGCTTTTACGCACTTCACTTAAAATCTTTTCAGTTTCAGCGATTACCTTGTCGTCTTTCACTTCTTCTGTTTCGGTTTTCTTTTGTAACTCGATGATTTTCGCTTTTAGCTGTTCGCGCTCGAGTGTCAGCCTTTCAAGATTGCCTTGTATCTCTTGCATTTGCATTTGCTCCATTGCCTGTGCCTTTTCAGCCTGGGCTTGTGCTTGTGCAAGTTCTTCTTCGCTCATATCTTCTTTAGGCTTAGGAATGTTTAACGCCTGGCGTAGAGTAGCTAAAAACTCCTCTTTGTTCGGTAGGTCCATTAGCTCAACAAACATAGGCATTGCCGCTGCTTGTGCTTCAGGTGGTATTTGCGACATTACGTTGCTTAATAGCGTTGCCTGTTGCTGGCGATACGTTGGTGTTGCTTTAACCGGCGCTAATGCTAGATGACCTTTCCAGCGGGCCACATCGTTATTGCGTTTGCCATCTTCGTTAGGCTCATTAAGTACAATTTGCTTGCGCTTAGCCTTGTCATCACGGTTAACGGTTACCGGTATATTGTTTTGAGGCTTTAACGCTTCGATAATGTAAGCAAGCAGCAAGTCGCCAACTCTGTTGCGTGAGAAATGAAAGTTATCGTTTAATTCAGCAAGTGTTGTTGTGCCTTGCTCAACCAAGTTAGAAATAGCAACGCCGCTTGTCGCGTTACTGTCTTGGCCTAGCATTGAATTATAAACGCCGGCTGTGTCCTGGATTAACTTCATATCGTTTTGCATGAGGTTAAATTGTTGCGCTGCTATGCCAACATCGTTTTGAATGCTTAGCGCATCGGACGCTTTAAGCTTGTTCTTGCGCTCCGGGTTTAATGGTATGTAACCATCCGGCTTTTCAACTTCTTCTTTTAATCTGTCGTCACTTAGCTGTGTAGCATCATTGTCAGCAACAATTCTACGTGCTTGCAGTAAGTAGTTAAGACGTATAACACGCGCATTAATGCCATCTTGCGCAGGCACCATACGACTAATAAGGCCGTAAGGTTCGCCGCTTGCATCTTTTTGATAGCCAATAAAAGGCACTAAGTTATACATACCGCCAGGCGCTTCGCTAGGTCTGTCGATAATACGGTGAGGACCAACAAACCACGCTTCACGAACGTTAGGAAAAGAGGCGTATTCTAGCTGTACTCTACCGCTTTGCACTGCCGCTTGGTGTATCTGATTTGTTTTATCGTATTCAATGACGCTACCATCACTCATTTTAATAACGTGAGCGCGTTTCCATAATTTGTAGTAGATAACCTGGAGCAATACGCGGTTACGAGTTTGGTCTAGCCACTCGCTTTGCCCGCGTGTCCAACTTTGACTGTCGTGCCATGCTGAGTGTAACGCGTGTTCTTCTACATGCTCTTTTTCAACTGTGTTGTAAAAATCTTCCCACAAATTAACTGAGTTTTTTAAAATCTCTTTGTGATCAGGGAAAGTTGCAAGCGCTTCGTCAAGGTCCATCCATTTTTTGCGTAGCATCCAACGTGCATCGCTCTTGTCTGCCTCTTGTGCGTTCCAATCCCACCACACTTCGCGGCGGTGAATAAACTTAACACGATAAGGCGCAGCAAAAGGAATAGGGTTTTTCGTAACTTCTACCCATCCAATGCCAGCCTTTAACTGGCTTGCGTAAGCATCTGAACAAGCACGATCAGCATGAGATAAGCGCCATGCGTCCTTAAACTTCTCGTTTAAGCCTTTTGCCAGTTCTTCGCCGTTTTCATCATCGGCCACAATCATTAAGTCAGAGCGTGATCGCGCTTCTAAACCAAGTACGCCATCAATAGTAGGCCCAATCATGTTGTGCACTATTTCTGGTTGCCCGCGATCGCTCAATACTTTTCTTACTGCCTCACTCAACTGGTCGCTATCATAATAAGCGCACGCTTTAGTCGCTGGCGTTCGCCAATCTGGTTGACTGTCTATGTCGCCCAATAGCGTTAACAGCTTATCGAGCGTAAAGCCGTCTTTATTTGATTTTACGTGATCAGCCATTCTTATCTTGCCATCCAATGATTAGGGTTGTGAGGTGCGGGTGAATTATCTTTTATTAGTCGTTTAGGCATACGCACTCGCATTTCTTGGGCAATTGCATAGCTCATTACCTGGTCGTCAAATCCGCCAGGCTGTGCGCCCATACGCCCCTTTTTATCGTAAACAAAGGTGCTGAGCTCGCTTGAAGTGCCGCGCCAAACAATGCCGTCTGTGTCGCTAGAAAGTAATGCGTCTAGCCCACTTGTAAGAATGGGCTTTGATTGTGCGCTTGTGTGCCAGCCTACCTTGCGCGTTTCTTCGTCCGTATCTTCACGATCAATGTGTTCTTCCGTGTAAATCCTGCTCGTTGGGTAAATTTCAACAAGCTCTTGAAGTGTTGCATGACCGTGGTTATTTCGCTCAACGCCAATATAAGCCTTGTTATACATAAGTCCGATATGCTTGTTTATATGTGCAAACCGTTTAGGGTCTATATGACCGAACCAATGTGCTACCTGTCGCCCATCCGATTTAGCAACAACGTCTAATGAGCTGCGATCGCCATGTTCAAGTCCTTCTGCAACATCGCTACCGATCGCATAATCTTCGTCTTTGTCTGGTAATTCCCAAATAAGTAAGTAACCAAGCGTTGATTGGGCCAGCTTATCGCTCGCTTTAGCGTTTAAATCAATCTTACCGTTCATTTTTTTCATTGTGCCGGTGTACGGCTCAAGATCATAAACAATCAACGGCTTAATACATCGACCTTCGACACGCATCAAATCATCGCTATCAAATACTTTGCGGCCTGACGTTAAGAAAGCCTCCATCGGTGTAGATGGATATTCCTGCTTCATCTTGCCTTTTTGGTTGCGTTCCTTGCCTATGTACCAGCTTATTTGCTCGTCTGTGAGCTTTGCGCCGTTTGCTTTTTCAACGGCTTTAAAATACTTTGCCTTTTCCTTTGATAGCTTTAAGCCACCCGGCGGCACCGGGGCAACATACTTAGGATCATCAAACCAAGGGTAAAAATGAAACTTAAAGTCTTGCGGGCCTAGTGCTAATCCCGTTGCTAACAACTCCATCGCATCGACTGACATATCAAAGAAATTGCCGCTTGCGCCTTCTGCTGTTGACTCTATAAAAATATAAGAGCCTTCATGCACAGCGTTCAGTGAGCCCGATTGAACCTCGTCTGCTCGTAACGGGTAGTTAGCGCATATCTTGCCGTATTCTGATACGTGTAATACTTGCAGTGTTCCCGAACGAAACGACACGGCAACTCGAACCCAAGAGTCGTTATTAAACTTAATCCCGGTACCCGTTTTACTTTTAACTGAGCGCTTACCTGTTTTTAACCAGCTTGGTAGTCGCTCGTAGGGATAAAGTATCTTTGAGGAAAATATAGCGCTCGCTTCGTCCTTGCCCTGGGCGATTACCCCGCACTGCCTATTGTCGTTAAACATGGCATGGTCCAGGATAAAAATTTGTATTGCTGTGCTAAACCCCAACTGACGCGCTTTTAAAATGATGTTTAAAAACCACATCGATACAAACAACACGGTTTGCGCTATACGACAACGAAATAAAACCTCGCGGCCTTTCTCGTCCGCAATGATGTATAAGTTGTTTATTCGCCACCACCAACAATCAAGGTATGGCTCGCAACGCTCTAATAGCTCAACTTCGTCTAATTCAAAGCGTTCTTCTGGTGTTAACCAGGTGCTTTTAGGGTATTTAGCTAGTTTGGGTTGCATTACTGACTAACCACGGTATCTAAACCGCCTGTGCGTTTATCAATGAAATCATCAAGCTTGCTAGTGCCGCCAGCTTCTTTGCGTGCTTTGGCTGCTTCATGCTCTGCAATTTCCGCTTGATGTTTGCCCCGCTTGGTAGCGTGAACCAGTGATTTTGTTTGCTGTGCTATGCGCGCCGTTTCTGCGACCAGTTTGCCGCGTGCAAGTGAGTCCGTTTTAATGCTTGATAGCGTTTTAGTTATCGACTCTGCGCGTGTGATATTCCTATCAAGTGCGTTCTCAGCTTTGAACATCGACTCATAAAGCCGTGTTCTTGCATCATTGTCGGTGTCAGGATCATCTAATAGCGCTTGTATGCCCGGTATAGCATCCATGATCATGTGGATGCGAGCTCGACACAAATCAAGTTCATCGTCTAGCGTTGTCGCTTCAACTAACTCGTTAACATCGCCTTTAAAATACTTTGAATAACCGCCATGCCTAAAATTTGGCGCTCTTGTGAGCTTTTGGCCTTCATCCTTTACAACCTTGCGCGGTGCTGCTCTTGATGTTCTTATATGCTTTCGCGCAGTGCTGTAGTTTAATTTGTTGTTGTCGCAAAAATCACGCAGCGATATTTTTGTTTCGCTATGCTCTTTTTGGAATAGCTCGTTTAAATCGCCCCATTTTGACACTACTTGCCACCGCTATCGCCCTTAACGCCAAGCTTTTTTTGAAATAATTGCTCGACAATAAATATAGAGCGGCCACCCATATGACCAGCAATGCCCGCACCGGCAGCAGTTAACATAACTGACATGCCCATTTCTTGACATATAAGGACTGTTATCACGCCTGCAAAGCCGCTAATGGACCATTCACCGATCAGTTCAACAACGCTAAAAGGCGCTTTGTCTTTTTTTCGTCTTGATATGTAATTAACTGTTCCGCCCCAAATAGCGAGAAGAACGAACCATACATAACCAAGCCCAGCGTCAATAAGCTGTTTTAAAATGTTAGCCTGATCTAACGGTGTCATTATGAATTACCTGTTTTTGCTTTTATCATGCGCTCAATCATGGGTGTGACATTTTTAACTGCTCGCTCGCCAAAGAGAAAACCAAGCACTAACAGGTTGATAACCCAAAGCGCGCTTTCCTGTGCCTCTGTCAAACTGGCCCAGCTACCGCTAAACACTTTAAAATCAATGTAGAGCGTTGAATAACCCCAAATTGGGCGTTGGCAACCGCGTAAAAACAGCATAATCGGACCAAGCAAAGGAATGGTCTTTAAATCTTTTGCAGTACCTTCCATTTCAGCAATGCGATTATTGAACTCTGCTTGCGCTTCATTCGCTAGCTTCTGCGCTTCTAGCGTTTTCTGGTCAACAGCAGATTGAATGCGAAAATCTAATTCAGCCTTTTCTTGCTCACTCATGCTTGGTGGATAATATTCTTTAACCGCCTGGACGACTGAAGAACCAAAACCGCCACTAAAAAAATCAACCGCTTTCGTTAATAAACTTTTCATGCGTTTACTATCTCCAATGTTGCAGGCTTACCATCAAGCAAAATCATTAGCTCATTGAATGCGCCGCCGCTATTCAAAACCGCCCACTCATTACCGACAACACCAAGCGACTTACCTGGCGCAATACAACCGGCTAATTCCGTTGCTTTGTTCGCAATATGAATAAGAATATGTGTTCGTAATGATGGTCCATAGACAGTTACGCCTAAATTTTGTTGCTGTAGCGCGTAGCACGTTCCATGCTTTGGACTTTCGTGGGGTACTAACTCGTAGATTCCACAAGGAACGCAAGAAATAGACGGTTTATTGTTATTCCACTCACGTTCGACAGTAAAACAAACTAACTCGCCTTTTGCGTATAGCTCGCCAAACGTGCCAAAAATACCCTTTGGTGTTGGGAGGCGTTTTAATAAAAGTTTCATAGCAAAGCCTTTTGTTTCGCGCATAAAAAAGCCCGGCTGTTAAACCGGGCAAGCAAGTAGCATAGAGCAAAAAAAATCCGCTCAGTCATAAACTAAGCGGATTTCTTCAACATGTGAAAAGATATATCAATCTTGGGGGGTTTGCAAGCTCACTTAATATCTTCGTTTGCATATTTCATTGCTGGGAAATTGATTTGCTGACGACCCAGTATTTCTTCTGGCATTAAATAATCAGCAAATACAATCTTACTGCCCGTAGTTTGAAAGGCCCTTAATGATTTATTATCGAGCATTCTGCGCTCGTCTTGTATTGTTTCATAGCCATACCTAGCCGCTAGACTCCACAAAGCATCAACCTGCTCTATGTTATTCAAATAACCAAACTTAAACGCCAAGTATGACTCTGTAACATCATAAAAGTGCGTCTCTTTAAAGTATTCTTGCACTATTTGGTGGTCACCTTCTAAAATATCTGACAAAACGACACCGTTATACATAACAGAACGCCTCTCACCTACAAAACAGCCCTTGCGATCGCCGTACAAAGCAACCCTGGTGTTTATTGGGGTTTTTTGCATCTTCAAATTGTTAATAATGGCTATAAGCATTTCATTGCTTTCAAAGCCTTCATCATTTTCACCTATCTTGCGGATATAAAAAACATCGGTGTCACTAGAGACGATAGTAGGCTCTGTGATTTTTAAAAGGTCTATTTTATTTGCCATTATCTTGCTCGCTCATTAAGTGATCTTTTTTAAGGTCCATAAGTAGCCCGAACATTCCTTCCAAATTACATCGAGCCTCTTTCAAAAAGTAAGCGTGCTCGCCTTCTATATCTAATTCTTCAAGCATATCCACAGTATCACCCAGCATTTTGCTTATAGCCATGGTGTCGTCATAGTTGCTTATCATATCAATAAGCTCTGCCTTGCTGTATTTAATCATTGTTAGGCTCCTTACTTGTATATTGTTTCAGATATAATTTGCTTGATACTATGTATTGCGGCTAGCTTTTGCGTCTCGCTCCATTCCTCAACTGTCAAAAACAAGCCAGGAAAGTCTTTGTTTAATTTTGCTGCGCCAAGCAAAAGCGTATCAATACTATGTCCTGATCCATTTTTATCTTTGTATTCTAAATAATAATCTTTAAGTGCTATCCACATAGCATCCGGTAAAGATGGCTCATTTTCCCTTGCCATGACCTCAAACTGCCTTGTTATTTCGTTAATACAGCCCGACCAATTAATATCTCCATCAATAATCCCAAAGCCAAAAACATCAATCACCTCTTGCGCCTGCTCAATAATACGCACTGACTTTTTAATTGCTGGCATTGCCACCCTCCGTAACATCTATAATTTTAACATCTTCATTTCTGTACGTTGATTCAAGGCCATCAACGTAAGTAAGTGTTATGTCGTCCTCTGTCGTTGAAAGGTAAACGCTGCTCACCAACCTGGTTACATCAACACCATGAAGTAATATCTTTCTCCCAAACTGCTTACAAACATCAACTGTAAGTGGCTCAATGCTACTTCTTGGCTCGTTGGTGATGGTTACATAGCTTTCATCTAGCTTTACAACGTTGCCGTCCTTGAGCCGTAACTCAACCTTTGGCCCATCATCTTCAAAGAGGACGCTTGTTGAACTGACTAACGGTGTTATATCTGCAAGCCATAGTAAAACTCGTTTGCTCATGCTATTTCCTCGAAAGGTTTATTTGATTGACCCGTTAAATATATCGCACCCCTGTCGCACCTGTCAAGTGTGAAATTTCATAGCGTAAAAAGGATCATCAAGTCGATAAACAGGACAAATCGTTATATTTCCCCTTCAATTGTTCCGCTTAAAGCGAACATCAATTAAATATCAACAACTTACATTTTCAATTGTTCCGCCATTTGTTCCGCGTTGTTCACCCTAAATTTATCAATAATCAATAAAAAACGCCCTTAAATTAATTAAGAGCGCTATTTTGTTCCGGTGTTGTTCCGGTGTTGTTCCGGTGTTGTTCCGGTGTTGTTCCGTTTTGTTCTTTAATGTTCCGTTAGGTACTTGCCTATGAGTATTGGGTACTTAATCATTATCGCTGTTAGTATCTTGTTTGGCTATATAATCAT